GCCCCACTCTATGCGCCCAGGGAGAACCCTTTGCCCTTTCGGACAAAGGCTTACCTTTATCCTACGATAAAGGTCCCTAGTGGCAGTTTACATGTTGCTTAGCATAGTAAGACCACTATCCTAACCCTAGCAAGTTAGGAGCACGATATCGTGTCCTAACACGCTCCGAAGTTTCTATTCCATAGAAACCTCGCCTGGGAGTATCCCAAGGGTCAGGAAGCATACCGCCAGAGGCGGTGAAAAAGAGAGACGTTTTTCTCTCTAGATCAAGGTTGGTAGCGGCATAACCTACGATTTTCGTAGGTTTAGCCTTTTCTACCTTCCTTTGGAATTTCTGTGCCGCTCTTCGTATTGACGGAGAGTGGTGGTCTTGAAATTCCATGGGGGCTCTAAAATAGAACTCCACAGATCTTAAGCTACCGACAGCAGCCCGATAGGCATCGGATATATGTATCCGGCCTAAAGCGCTGTCGTCCACGCCACAACTGGAAAGAAGGCCTTCCTCCGAGAAACTCAGGTATTCCTGGTGTCTCGCGAAGACTTCCTCCAACCACCCGTCCGACGCCTTCCTCAGTAAACTTGACTGAGAATGGCCTACGGGTGATAGGCCGAGACCTGAGATCAAGGATTCTTTTGAAGCTTGACTCAGGTATCGTAACCAATTGGCGTGGTGCGTTAGCGACACCTTTGGTTTGATTGGTATATCTATACCACCATAACCAATAGGAGCCGCTATCGGAATGCCCATCCTGAAGGCTAAAGCCCAACTATACCAATATGGTGAAGTTCGGTAGAGGAATTTCATAACCCGTTCATTAGGACGGGATGGATCCCTCCCAAGGGATGTAGCTTGGGTATCCCAAGTTACATGACCCTTGGAGCCTCCAGGAGGAGCAACAAGGACGGAGAGCGGTAGGAAAGGAATTGGGTATCCATGATTTACATGTATTTCCCCAATCAATCCTAACGAGCGATGCCAGAAAGTTTTCTTTTCTGAGATTATCGCCCCTATACTGTTGAGCTTAGAACGGTATAGGTCTCTCCGCCGGGAGTGCCAACGGGGTATAAGGGCGTCATCGCCCCTTCCCTCGAGTTTGGCTTCTCCCCTGCGTAACCCAGGATAAGTGCGCCTACGCTCCTTTGGAGAGTAGGGGTACTTCTTTAATGTCTCCTCTGCACAGTACAGAGTGACCAACATTAAAGGGGGAAAAGATGTGGGATCTCCCATCATCTGTCCCGTCCTGGTCATTACGCCTTCCCTCCCGCTTAGATTAACCAGCCACTCATCATAAATTTTTATGATGATGGATGCGTGTCCAAGCGGTTCTTCCCTCACTCCAGGTACAAACCTGTCGTCAAGGAGAGGGGCACGTGGGTAATATGCGAGGAGCAGCTCAGGGGACAAAGCTGAGGGCGGAACTTTTTCCGTTATAATCAGCTTTGGTCCAAAGAGCTTTGGAAACCATTTCCTGTATTTTGCTAATACAGGAAATCGGTCGGCCAGCTCCTCGTATATACTTTGAGTGAGCCACTGTGCATGAAGATCGGTGGCAGCAGTACAATCTTGGGATTCCCAAGGTCCTGCTTCTCCACGCATATCAATGCCTGTGCGCTCACTCAAAGCCTCACAAAAACGGGGGTCCCTGACCATAATTTGATCAATGACCCTCCGTAGGACTTGTTGAACTAGGTTAACTGCTGTTAAAGAACAAGTAGGAAACCTAGTCTTCAGTCCTTTTTCCTCAGCAGCTATAGGTAGGATGGGAGTGTACGGAATGGAATCCATTACGTATTCTACTCCCACTTGCAAATACTGCTGGAGGAATTTCCCCGTGCCTGGAAGATCTTTTTCTAATTGATCCCAGGTACCTTTGAACAATCCAATTGGATCCTCTGTAGGCTTCATCTGAGAAGAAGGATGAAGAGCATCAGAGAGTAGTTCTAGGTAGGATCCAGTAGAATCCTCATCAAAGTTAGAAAACTGACTTGGATGAGGGTTATTGAATCCACGGGTCTTCATTAAGGCATAGCCCAACAAAACCAAATGTTGGACACCTGTAACATGACCTCCAGTGTTCCTGGGATATCCCAGGGCTGCATTGGAACTAGGCATGGTATACAGGTCTTTGCTATCGATAGGCTTTTTAGCCCACCGATCAAAGTATTGCTTTAAGAAGGGCCTCCATGATTTAGGTTCTTCAGGGGGTTGTGAGGTCAAACGATCTAACAATCCCTGAAGTCCACTAGGATCTGGAGGCGCAGGAGGAAGCGCCCTTGCTACATAAGACATCTTTATAGCAATGCGTCTATCCTGCGTAATAAGGAGACGGCCTAAGGGCTTAGGTCCACCGAAAGCCCATGCTCTACAAGCATGGGCAGCTTCTTTAAGCCGGTTGGCCGCCTCCAATGGGTGGTACACCAATTGAGATCTAAACCTATTCACTCCTTGTAGCTTTCTGCTACAAAGGGTTGTGGACAGGTTGTATTTCTTTAGGTACCAAGCTCTTTCTTGTTGGTATCCAGCAAGAAGAGCATCCCAAGTTGCCCTCATAAACTCCAAAACTTCTAAGTTCCGCCGAAAACGACGGACCGAAGGAAGTTGTGGGTCCATTTTAGACACCGCAATGCGTATGTCTTCGGCCCACAGAGTAAAATACTCATGGAGAGAGAGGTTTGGGTCCCTAGGATGGGGCGGAAAGATATCAATGATAGCTTTCCCACCCCCACTTAGCGATCCTTCTTTATCAAACCTGAAGAAGCGGCATAATGCCATAACTTCAACAGGATAAATAAGAAGAGGACGGAGCCTCCCATGAAGGGATAACCCTTCATGAGAGCGGTAATACCATGATAATCGTGGTATGGATACTCCGAAATCCATCACTAAATGTTGCTTGGGTAGGGTATTTTGAACCTTATCCAAGTTTTCGTTTTCAACCGGAACATTTTGCTTCGGTTTACGACGATTCCGCCTATGACGGTGGGAGGGACTCTGTTGAGAGTCCAGGGAGGCCTTAGGGCCACCCATGATGCCACTAGTTTTACTAGAGGTTGC